CTCCATGTTCCTTTGAGACATGCCGTACTCGTCTGCCAGATGCCTAGCTAGACCTGCCTTGGACAGTTTGCCGTGACTGTTCTCAATTGAATCTTTGAAGGCTGTGAACGGCACCTCAGTTGCCTTACGACCCGGCTTCTTCTCTTCTGGCTGGTAGTCTGATGCTAACCAACACAATCCACGGTCGGAGTGTTCAAGGTGGATATGGTCTGAGCTAGTGCTGTAGTCATGACTCATACCAGCCCGCTTACCACGCTTGGCCGCTGTGAGCCTGTATACGCCCTCTGAGCCTCTTTCAGCCTGTAACACCATGATGGCGCGTGCCCAGTTAGTCAGGACGCTAGAACCTAAACCAGCGTACATTAAATCCGCATTGGTAAATCCCTTTGTGTCGTTGCTGGTCTTCGGCTTGCCGGTGTGATGAATCAGGTGGAACAGGCACTTAGACTCAATGGCTAGTTCATCGAGTAGCCCAGTGAAGTGGCTGACATCCTCTGACGAGTTCGGATCTCCACCTAAATAGCATAGGAGCGGATCGATCCACACCATGTCGGGCTGATACTCAGCGATCATGGACTTTAGCTGGGCAATGAACTCGATGCCCTGAGAGTTGACCATCCGCACAATGCTGACCCGTTGCTGGATCTCGTCGAAGCTAATCTCCGGATACTCCTCGGCTAGTCCGGTTTTGACGCCTTGGATGGTTTCGGCCACATCCCCGAAATTGTTCTCAGCCTGGACGATTAGACTCTTGTAATAGCCCTTTGGCTGGATACCGAAGAACGGTATGCCGGCGGCCCACGTCATTGCTGCCTGTAGAGTGAGGACTGACTTGCCTAACCCGGATGAGCCGACCCAAACGCAGCTACCACTTTTAGAGAGCCAACGAGATCCCAGCATGCAGTCCATGTCCTTGCTGGCATCGAACGCCAACAAGTCCGGCCAATCCATGGCGCCAGGCAGTCTAGGTGCATTGGGATTCTCGTAGAGCGGCGCCGATTCCATTGCTTCGACGATTTCCTTGCCGGTTGCGCCGGCCTTCACCCAATCGTTGAGGTCTTTATGTTCATCCGGTGTGGCGACAATGTGGCACCGTGAATGCATGCCAGTGATATCATCCTGCCATTTTTCAGCCGCCTCATCATTCTGGGTGAAGAGATACACCTTAGACTTGGCCGGTATCAGTCCGTTAATCTTCTTGGCACCCTGTGCGCCGCGAGTGATTAGGATTGAGGATACTGCGGCAATGGACTCGGCCCACTTCACCTTGTCCATGAAGGCGAACGCATCCCACTGCGACTCGAAGACGAACACATGTTCCTCATGGTCGCCTATCCACCAAGGGGAAGACTTCCCGCCTAGTATCCTCCACCCCTTTTCCCTATGAAAGAGATGGGCACCGTCGGCACTCCCGTTTGGCGTGGTACGGGGTTGATGTTGTACCGGGAATGCCAGTTGTCCCTGGACGATGCCCAAATGGTTATTCTCGTGTAGCCAGTCTACAAACTCGTTTGATAACCCGCGCCACTCGGCCAGCTTGGAACGGTGCGCAGGTTGAAATGCATTGGTAGCCTCAGTCCAGTTGATCCGGTTTGGTGGATCCATTAGGACAGGCACCGCGTCGGCGGCGCCAGCTAACTCCTTAAACTTTTTGATCGCCTCATTCTGACTGATGTTCAGGGCAATCTCGATGAAGTCGATTACGTCACCACCACCACACCCGGCGTGGCACTTCCACTTCCACTCGCCCTTGTCTTCCCAAATCCCAAATGACGGGTTTTTGTCATCATGAAACGGACAGTTCGTTGAAGGCTTAATTATTGAACGGTCATAGCCCAGATCGGCTACAGCCATTGGTAAAGTATATTTCTGTTTTAATTCATTTATATCAACCACGCCACACCTCAATTCCATCATAGGGACCATAAGCATGATCCACTTTTACCCGTACTAGAGCATACGGGATTCCTCCTTTTTCCATGTCGGCGCACACTCGCTCCCACATGGCCTTTTGCTTCGGCCTGTAGGGCCGAGTTAATGACCGAAGCCCCATGGCTTCAGCCTGTTCAGGATTGATTACTTTGTTGTTCATCCATCAACTCCTTGTAAAGCGTTCTGAACGCTACTTCTGCCGTATCCGGCACCACTCCATTGCCTAATAGCCTTAACCGATCCACGCGGTTGGCAGTTGGGTCCAGCCCACTGGTAGGCCCATCAGTTGCTCCACCCAATTCGGATTCAGTTTGCCGTTTGCTTTGCCCATCAACCTTGTGATCTTCCGCCCCTTGCTCATCTGGTACGGAACATTTTTGCAGTCGGTCTGAATCGGCGTCGGCCATGTCTCCTCTTTCTTCACCTTCTCCTCCAGATACAACGGCACAGTGTTCTTGCCTTTGCTCTGTCGAAACTTCAGACACTTCTCCATTGTCTCCTCGGATCGAGGCCGACTCATTGCTGTGGGCGTCGGCCATTGCTCCTTCACCTGACCCAGTAATCCCAGTTCGCCCTTCCGCTCGTTTCCTCTCGTCGTAAAGTTCTGCGCCTGTGGCGTCGCCCACGACTCTTGGTTCTTCCCATTCGTGCTGGGGTTCGCCTGGTCGGGCGGGCCAGTTTCGATAACTACGGTAGTCAAAGACTTCTGCGTCCCCTTCTTTCCATTGTTGCGGTTCTGGAAGCCTAACCGTGCTTCGTGTGCTGCCGGAGTGGGCCAAGATGAAGACTCGTTTGCGTTGGTGCGTTGCGCCGACTTCAGCCGCTGAGAATACTCCTGCCGTCGCCCTATAACCCACTCGTTCCAACTCTCTAATGACATGGAGCAAAACGGGCGTTCCGGCTGGGTCTTCCCATCCGTCTCCCTTGAGTTTTGCGGAGATGATTCCTTCCACGTTTTCAAGGAAGACGATTCTTGGCTGAATAGTTCGTATTGCATTTTTTATGTATGGGAAGAGGTGTCTTGGGTCTTCGTCGCCTTCCCGCTTACCTGCGGCGGAGAAAGGTTGGCACGGGAAGCCGCCAGAGATAATCTCCAGGCCCGTTGGAAACGCTTCCAATGGCAGGGTTTTAAGGTTTGTCCAGATAGGCGCTTGATCCAGTTCACCCTCTTCCATCTTTGCGACCAAGTTCGCGACGGCGAAACACTCGATCTCCACATAAGCGACTGTTCTGCAAGTTGGGAAAACTCTTCGCAACCCAAGGTCAATTCCTCCGTATCCGGCACAGAGAGAGATGTGATTAATTGCTTTGGAAGTATCCACATCACTAACTCCTTTTAATCCGAACCCGTTCCTGTTTGATCTCAGCCTTTTGCGCCAAGACCGCAGCCAGTTGCGGGTCAGTTAGATTTTGGTGCCCCGGAATATGTCCCTCCAGAGTGATGGAAACCTTGTCTTCAGGATCCTCATCCTCCACCAGCACACCGACTAGCATCTCCCACTTCTGGCGAAACGCGGGCCAGACCTCGACGTTGTTGGTAACCGACTTAACCGCATGCAGTACCGTGCCGTGATCACGATCAAATGCTCGGCCCACTGCGCTCAGTGAATAGCCACGGGTGCGCAGCACCGTCATGCATGCTTGCCTGGCACCAGTGACTTCCTGAGAAACGCGGCGCCGACTCAACAGGTCGGATGACTTAACACCCCAGATTGGCGCAGCTAATTCCGCAATGGCTTTAGCCTCAAAGTTGATAGCATTACTCATGCTGCCACCTCCTGCGCTTGGGGGAAGTAGTTACGCTGAAGCTGCCAGATTTCTGTGCAGCGCCGAAACACGTCCCAACTGGTTTTGGTTTTTTGATCGTCCCAAAGTTTTTCAAATGGATCCATCGCCTCCTTACTGTTAATGACAACAGACAGGCAACGCGGTTTAGGCTCGATGCATTCGCGGTACGCCGCCAATTGCAGCGGCCATGAATCATAGTAATTAGGGCGCCCGTACTTCATGTTCTGAGTCTTGAAATCGATCAGCACGGTGCCGTGTTCCTGATGCTCCGCCAGTAAGTCCATGGTGCCAGCGTAACCATGCTTTTTGTTCACCACTGTGCGCTCGCTATCGATCACCCGAATGATGTTGGCCCTGAACCATGCCTTGTATTTCTCATAAAACGGCCAAAGCAACTTATCGCCCGGAATGTAATTCGGGTCGCTATGGAAACGGTCAATCATCTCATGAATTGCCGAACCAAATTCCCGTGCATCGGCGCCGAACTGGTCGGCATCCTTACGGCAACGCTCGGCAAACATCGTGTAGCTTTCGCCCCGAAACTTTTCCGGCATAGTCCATGCCGCCTCGATCAGCATTCCTTGATACCATTTGGTGATACCGAAGTTTGATAGAATTTTGATTACTTCGGTGACACTGGGGAACAGTCCCAGTTTGCGGGCATCCCGCAGGTTAGTGTTGCGAGTCGTGCCATCGCCCGACTCTATTGTGTGTTGGCTCAGTCCATTGGCGTAGTACCAATGCGCTTCTGAACCCGCTTCGACTTTTAAAGTTAAATCATCCATAGCAGTTTCAATATGTTAAAAATAAAATAAAATACGGACACCCAGATCAGCAGCAGCACAAACTCTTGAGCGAACTGCAAAACACCCTCCAGCGCATACCGCGCCGCCCTGAGTGTCCGAGTTAAAAGAGAGACTCGCCCGACTGAGTTACGGCGAAGGCATAAGCCGCACCCAGCAGGAGGTTGGTGAAGTTCGGGCGAGTCTTGATTCATGGCCTAGAATGGTACGTCATCTTCGACTTCACCGACGTTGGCGAAGTCATCAGTCGCTCCCTTCTCAACAGTGTAGGCGGGCTGGGCGGAGTTGTTTTCTTCCTTTTTCGCTTCGATCCGTTCACGGGCCTTGTCGCCGTCGTATTCGCCGGACGGTTTGATCCAATCCTTTTTGCCGAGCTTTCGAGCGCGGTCCACATAGACCACAACCTTGTCCTCGCCATCTGGACGGAACTCTTCCATCTCAATAACGCAACCCACGCCCAGCATGGAACGGAGGTTGAACTCTTCACCCGGCTCGAACGGTTTGCCGCGCCATTTGGTGAGGAACTTGTAAAGGTTGGATTTTTCGTTCAGCGAATTGGTGAACTTTTTGCGCACCAAGAATGGGCGCCCGTCTTCCATTTTCGCATCTAACTCGAAATAGAAAAACAGCAAGTCCTTCACTCCGAATTTTGTTTGTTCACCCTTGGACAGTATGATGTCCACGAGGATCGCTTTGTGTTCACCCACCGGAGGTGGAGTGTATTCAGTGACGGCGCCGCCGCCACCCGCTGTGAGGGTTAGTTCACTCATTGGTTTCGTTTTCTTTCGTTTTGGTTTCGTTAGTCGGAGGTAAGTCGCCGCGCAAAAATTGGGCGAAATGCTCCAGGGAAATTGTTACTAGGGGATCAGTGCTGTTGCGCTTGTGGATGACGCAGGGGATCTTCCCTGCACCACTGGCATCACGCCGTGCCTGATCGTAGGCATCTTGAAGCTGCAACCGCTCAACGTGCTTGGCTTCAATGTGTAGCCACTCAGTTAATCCGGGCACGATAAGGTCAGGGGCGTCTTGGCCCGTGTTCACATCGCGGCCACTGTGTTGGCATCCTCTTTTGGCGCTGGCCCAGCCCTCATCTCGGAACCAGAGAGCGAGATATCGCTCGAATCTGGCGCCCTTTGCTCTGCTATTTATCGGCATGATATTATATTCAATACATTCAACATCCATGGCCCATCCTCCATGGGGGTTTAGTGGTCGGGGGTTTCGTTTGGTCGAGGGTGACTACACCCCATGACCGTTACTAATAAGGCATCAATCAGAATCGCCATCGGTGCGCAAGTAGCGCAGATGTAGCCCATCAGGGTCTTATCGTAGTGCGTAACCATTGTCGCCCGTTCGCAATGAACGCAAACTCCGGGCGAGGCATAGCACCGCTCTCTTATTGCGGATCTCGCCATTACTTTGCCTCCAAAAAACGGTTGAGCTTAACCGCCGCCCGCTGAGTGATTGATGGCGTTTTGCTGATGTCGAATCCACGGCGCTTGAATCCCGTGTATCCCAAATTGTACGCGGCGTAGATTTCAGCCGCGCTCGGCTCTCTACCGATTGCCCTCCTTAATTGACCGTTCAGAATAGAGAGGTAGATTTTGCAATACTGATGACTAATGGTCGGATCGTTTACGCCCTTTTCGTAGGTCGTAGTTTTAAATCCGTTTCTCTTCAGCCATTTGGAGCAGTCCTGCCATGCGGGTTTCCACATTTGGAAAGCACCATTGGCCTTGCCCTGATCGCCCACAGCACGGTGGTTGTTATTGCTCTCCACCATAGCCACGGCATTAATCAATTTGCCGTTAATCTCCACGGCAGGTGCAACTGCCATGAAGGCGAAGCACCCTGCTGCGGTTAGGAAACGGCGCAGACTGTCGCTTGTGATCCTTGGGGAATTTTCGCCAATCCATTTAGTGGCGAGTTGACCCGACTGACGTAGCCGGTCGATTGTTTTGGTGGAAACCGAGAGTCGCTTGGCGACCTCTTGGCGGGTATACAGTTGGTTTGCAGTTTCTGTTTTCATCTTAATTTTCTTCTTTTGCGGTGATGCAATGCTTATCGATCAAAGCCTCCAGGACATTGGTAGCGGTTACCCGTTTGCGCTTTGCAAACCGGGCCAACCGCTTTTTGAGTTGGGGCTGTAACCGAAAGGCACATAGGATTTTTGGTGCTGTTTTCATGTTTTCAAAATATACGTCTATATACTGTCTAGACGTTTTACTCCTTCAAAAAACCCTGCGTATTCCCGCAGGGCGTTTGTGTTATACGTCTAGACGTTACCCGAAACAATCACATTTTTTTTTGTTTGACAGGATGGTATATACAGTTGAGGTTTTTAACACTGTATTT